TTTGCGGCTGGACCTTTGTCCATATCCTTAACTTCGCGGCCCGATTGTTTGATTGTGGGGTTTGACCCAACAGCGCCTTCTTGGCGGGGGGTATACCCGCGTTCAGGCTTTGGTCCTTCCAACGCTGGGGTTTCCCGACGAGGGGCTGGAAGTGCCGGGGTTTCCCGACGAGGGGCTGAAAGCGCTTTGGTTTCACCACGCAAATATGGCTCAACCCGATCACGGACTTCACTAACAGCTTTCCCAACACCCATCAAACCCCGAAGACCACGCAGGGCGGGAATAGCCGTTTCCGGGTAAACCCCTTCCAACGGCTTATCTTCAGCTTGTAAGCGCTCGATTTCCGCACGCTTTTCACTATCCGAAGGCCCGGATTTGGGGGCCGCACCCATACTAGGCTTCCCAGATTTTGGCGCGGGCATCTCTTCTTTCAATTTCGTGTTGAACTTCTTCCCACGAAACTCAAATTCGGTATCCCCCAAAGCACGGGCGGCTTTGAATGCACGTTCAAATTCACTGAGTGCCATGATTATTCCTTAGCAGGCCCTGCCGCCCTTGTTCATCTTGACCATCTTGGCATCGGTTTTACCCTTTTTGGCAACACCATCAGCACGTGAAGAGACGGAACCGCCCTTCTTCATGCCTTTCATTTCAGCCATCTCATGCTTGACCATCTTGGCGGGAGCGCCCTTCTTTTTCATGAAGGCCACTTCTTTACCGACCATTGCGCGGGATTCAGCCATTTCACCACCTTTTGAAAATTTACGACCCTTGTCAGCCGCTACGTAGTCTTTGCCCACGGACTGAGGGACGCCAACTTTCTTGGCAAAAGAAGGCGAATGGGCAATCGCCTCCATGAAATTGTGCTGTTTCTTTGACGTACTAGGCATGCTTCTCTACCAGTCGGTCAATCTTAGCTTCAAGACGATCAAGGCGGTCAAAGATGCGGTTTATGTCCGCGTCTAACTGTGTCTTAGTCACGTACTCTCGGGCAATTTCTTCACGAGTTTTGTTAACCAGCACTTGAAGGCGTTTTAACTCATCAAAGAAGCTCTTGAGGACGAACCCAACAACGCTGACACCTACTGAAAGTACAGCGTTCCAGATCGTGTGTTCCATGTCCACCTCAACACTTCCACGCCCGAAGGCTTTTGTTAATCCGGGAGTCTGGGTCGTTGGCTGTTTTCGCTGAGGTAAGTTTCGATTTCATGCCGCTCATTCTGGCACAGAAGCTCTTCCTTCTCCCTGCGTCTTCGGTCGTTTTTGGTTTCGGGGCGGGAGGTTTTAGATTCATCCCCTGCGCTTTTGCTGACGCCCGACCCTTCGCATTGAGCCCCCCTTCGGGGGCTTTGCCTTCTTTTCTCTGCCAAGCTGGGGACTTAGCCATAAAACACCGTCACACTAGCAAGGCCAGTGATTGAAGCGTAAATGTTAGTGGCACAAAGAACACCCTCACCCGGAATTAACATGTAAAACGAGTTGGGGTTTGAGTTAGATGGGATGTCCAACTCAACCACGTTTGTACCACCAGAACCGCCATCGCGCAAAACAAGGGTGCCAGCCGTGCTGGCTGTCGCACAAAGAGCAATCCCTTTAATACGCGCCCGTCCAGCAAACACCGAACCCGAAGAATTCAGGTGGGTGCTTTTTACATCAGTTTGCTGCATCGCAGCCCCCTACTTAGTTCTGGAAGCCGCTAGGCGATTGCGTACCATCAGAGTTAGCCACCGAATAAACGATGGTGTACTGAACCGTACCAGCAGTCACTGCGGCAACAGTGGGAGTCAAGGTTGCAACAATCGTTACGTCCGTTGGGCCAACTCCGATACCGTTAGGCGAAGCGGTTGAGGTTGCGCCACACCAGTTGCCGAGTTTAGCCGCCGCACCAGAAATAGCAGCGCGGCCTTGAGACGTAATGTCCGTAGAAGCCCAGTACAAAGCTGCGGTCGTACCATCGCCAATCGTGACGTTAGCAGCGGTCGAGCCAGTAAAGGCAACTAGCGTATCAATGTGTATGAACTGGATCTGAGCGCCAGCGGGAAGAACACAGACGGTGTCCGTGGTTGCAGAAGCAGCTTGACCTGTGTAGTCTTTTTTAAACGTCTGCGAGACTAGCGTTACGCCAGTATTGCGAATGGTGCCAGCAGTAGTGCCGGTGGTGTACCTGTTCGTGCCAAGCAACCAAGGACCAAGGTGAGTAGCAAAGCCCATAATAAAATCCTCAAATCAAAACTTGCTATCTCTTGAGGGAAGTCTGCCTAGTCAGTTAGCAAGTCGGGTGGTCTAGGTATGCCACTTTATAACACAGTACACTAAAAAAGAAAAGGGGGCCGAAGCCCCCTTTTCTCGCTCTTACGAGCCTGACGAACCAAACATGCCAAGCGGATCGGACCAGCCGAACGAATAACGCTCGCGGGACTTGTAACGGACGTTGCCCGTGTCAAAGTCACCGTCCATGCTATTGGACAGCGGCGTACGAACAAAGTGCTTCATGCCGTTTGGAACATCGGTAGTCAAATACCAGCCGTTCGTGTCGGTCAGGAAGTGGTTGATCGTGTAGCCTTCTGGGATCGAACCATTGTTCTTCAGAGCGTTCACGTCGTTATCGGTAGTACCGACACGCAGTTCCGTCTCAAGGAGGCGGGTTGCAACGAACTGAAGTGCTGGTGGAACAATCAACTTCTTGGGCTTAGCGGCGATCAACAGACCACGCTCGTCAGTCCAAGCTGCGATCTGAATAACTGCGTTTTCCAACGAAGTTTCGTTCAGGTCAGTTTGGGTAGCGGGCGTGTTGCTGTTGGTTCCACCAGAGACCAGCGGGTGAGCCGTGCTAAACAACGCAACACCGTCACCGCCTTGGTAAGCAGAGTTGAAGCCGTTGTTAATAACAGCCGCTGCTTTGACCTGCTTGGTGTACGCCATTGCACGAGCCAGAGCCTTGGTGTAACGAGCAGACAAGCTGTCGTACAGGTTGTCCTCGATGGCCTCTTCGGTCAGCGAGAAACCCAAAGCGATGGTTTCGTGGTTGTAGCGAGCAGTCCATGCTTCCTGACCGTTGTCATACGCGATGGCTTGGCCTTCGTTTTTGACTGGTGCGGCTGAGAAGCCAGACAGCTTGGTCTCTTCTTCAAACGAACGCTCGGAAGTCTCGGTATCGTAGATTTCCTTGTGTTCCTCGCCATAGCGAGCATACTCAAGACCAAACAGGGCGTTGAGTCCCGGCAGGAGTTCCTTGAGTAGTTGGGCGCGTGAAATTGCCATTTTAAGTTACTCCTTAGACGCCGGTTGTGTTGTTCATGGAATGGAAGTTGCCGTTCCAAGTCACCAGAACTTCTGGGAACCCAACAAACGAACAAATCGTACCAGAAGCAACGGTAATAGCACTGCTGACCGTGAGGGTCGTGCCGTTTACGTTGGTAACCGTGATGTAGTTACCTTGAGCAGCGCCAGTGCCTGCGGCGATAACTTGCATACCTGCAAGAATCGACGAGTTAGCAGCAGCCAACGTGAGAGTGGTGGACGAACCAGAGGTCGATGCAACAGCCGAAACCGTCACAGCGCTATCTGGAACAACACCAACAACACGCCACGGAGCAGCGGTGGTAACACGGGTGTTACCAGTACCGTTGGAAACCACACCGCCGGTCAGGGCAAGGTACGAATTACCATTGGTCGTTGAGCCACCGTTACCCGTCAGGGTGTACATGTTAGTACCAACAAACGCGGGATTAACATAACCAATGGTCGTGTTAGCCGTGTTTGCCAACGAGGTGCCCTGACCCGTTACAGCGGCTTTGAACACCGTGCGGGGGTCATCAATAACATAGCCAACTGCATAGTTGGAGACCGTGCTCGCAGGCCAATACTGGCTCTGGATGGTCTGCGACATGCTGTTGACATACTGACAGCCAACAAACACACCAATCGTCCCAGCAATTGGGGTCGTTGGCGAAGATGCCGCGCTGTAGTTGTCGGCAATGATTGTGCCGTTGGAAAGCTTAACGGTCTGACCGTTAAACAGGCTGGTTGAATACCCGGTGGCAATTGGGTACATACGGGTAGAACCCGCGTACACCAACCCACCGAACTCATTTACGGCAACTAGGCCGTAGGGAGAACTAATAACAGGGTAAGCCATTTAAGACTCCAAAAAAGTTAAACACCTTTGCCGAATCGAACCTCGGACTTACCTTCTCGGAAGATCGGCATCCGGGGATCGCTTTGTCGCATCAGGCTATTGTTCACTGCGTCCGTCTGAGCTTGTGTTTGCTTGGCGTAATACTCATTACGCTGTTGCGTAAACTCAACCGGGGTTTTGCAAAGCAACAACCCACCGACCTCGATGTTGTCTTTATATTGACTATTCGGGTCAGCTAACAGTTTGAATTTCGGCTGTTCCGTGATATCGACCGGCTCCCAACCTTCCCGTAATTTGGACGAGACGTTGCGGGGGTCTGCCTTTGATAGCATCGAAACGCGAATCCAGCGATACGAATACCCATCCACTTTGTCAGGTTCGGGTAACAGTTCGGGGGGCATCCACTGTTTGGGGCGCTCCGCCATCGCTCGGGTTGCAAGTTCACGTGTCAATCGGTTATCGGCCATTTGTGTTCTCCAATTTCAAAACTTCTCTAGCGTACTGCTCGGGGGTAATTCCAAATTTTTTGGCAAGTTGGACTTGGCTCGTTTTCAGCTTCACTTTGTTGGGAGCCGTACTACGAGTTGCCGGAGCTACGACAGTGCTTGGTTTTGAACGGTTGGCTTCCGCAGCAGCTTTTTGACGCTGTTCTTCAGCCCACTTGGGGAATCGTTCGATAAACCGGCGACGAATTGTATTGTCCAACTCGTTGTAATACCCATCAGACCCGATTTCCACCCCATTGCGGCGGAGCTTTTCATGTAGCCCCAACGCTGCGGCAGTCATCTCTTCGTCCTGACCGAACCACGGATTGCGTTTTTGCCACGCTACCGCTTTGTCATCTGGCCGAGGGGGCTGCTGGTATTGCTCTGGTTGTGGTTGTACAGGAGTTTCTTGCTCCTGTAAAGCGGGTATTCTGAAATTTTTGGCTTGTACCAACTTTAGATTGGCTTCTTGCAACGCTTGTTGCGCTTCAATCAGCCTATCCGCATCCCCGGCATCGTAGGCTTCTTTGAAAGCCCGCTTTGCCATTTCCAATTCCATACCCGCTGCATTCTGGATCGTAGAGGCATACTCCTTCTCCCCAGACGAGATCATATTACGCATGCGCTTGTTTTCTTCATACAAGCGTTGAGCAGCCGCTACGGCTTCTTGCTGCTCTCGAAGGGCGGCTTCTTTCTCCCGACGCTCGTCATGCCAGACCTTGCGCATCTGCTTGAGTTTGGTTTTGACTGCTTCGTCATACCCATCAAGCTCATCTTTCTCAAGTTCTTTGGCAATCGGCTCGGGCATTGGGGTCTTACCCCGATCCGCCTCCGGCGTATCATCCTCGATCTCGATCTCAAACTTCTCTTCCTGCGCTGCTTGGGGGGCTTTTATCTCCACCTCGTCAGGAAACTTGAATTCATTGCGCTCCATTTCAGGCATTTTGTCCTCCTTATTTGCGCTTGATGCCGCGTGGATCATCAACCGTACCCTCAACGGAGTCATCGTTGATGATTCGGAACTCACGTCCGTGGATGACTAATCGTGTCCCGGCATGCGGACGGATTAGGATGAAGTCCCCTTCTTTGCACCAAGCACCACTCGGGAACCGATTTGGGTCTTTGTAGCAATCGGGACCGAGGGCAACTACAAACAGAACCGTTGTGAGCAGTTCTTCGTGGTGAAGGGTGGTCTCAGCTTTGATGATCCCACTCTCAAACTCCTTCTCAATCTCGGGGATTGCACACAGGATTCTGTACCCTGATGGTTTAGGGAGTTGTGTTGCCTTATCGCTGGGGTTTGTATCCAGCACTGGGTCAGTCATCCGAATTCTCCAATCTTTCTTTGAGGTCTATAATGATTGAGCATGCGGCTTCAAGACCTCGCAACTGGCCGCATACAAAGCGATACTCCTCAAAGCTCGTGCAATTACCGCGTCCAACTGCGTCTTGGAGCATTGCCATGCGGTCTTTGTACTGAGCCAAAAGATACTCAAGATTTTTATCCACCGTTTACTCCCGGTTGTGGGGTGTTTCTGTCCATCTGGTGTTTACCCATCTCTTGGTCTTGATCCGCCTTCTGGGTGTTCTTTTGATGTACTTGGTTTGACATTGTTTTGAACACATCAACACCAGTGCGGATCATGTTGTCCTGCTTGGTGTTGCGCATCTGAGCCACGGACTTGAGTGCATCAAGCTGCATCTGCTTCTCTTTGAGAGCCGCATCAGTCTGGTCCTTTGCTTCTTTGCGCTTCTGATCAGCTTGCTTGATCTGAAGCTCCTGCATCTGGATCTGTACCAACGGGTCCTGCATCTGCTGCTGAGCCTGCTGTTGCGCTTGCTGCCCCTTGTTCATATTGAGCAGTTGCTGAGACGCCTGCGCCAAGAGTGGCGACAGACGAGCTTCAACTTCTGGGTCCATCGGCACTTCTTCGCCCGACTCGTCAAACTGAGGTGGCAAGGACATACCAAGCTGTTCTTCGATCTGTCGACGATACTGAAACCCAAGATGCTCGTTCACATGGCTCATCATCATTGCTTGCATCTGCTGGGCCATTGGATTGCCCTGCAATAGCGATTGAATCTTTGGGTCCTGCATCGCAGACATATGGACCATGATGTGAGCTTGGTGGTCCTGATAGAGGAACGCTTTGACCGGCTTCATGCGAAGCACGTTCTGGTTCTCGGTTACCGGATCGGTTGGTTTCTGATCCTCGTCCATCGGGACAAGTTTCTCGGCGTTCTTGATCCCCAGCACGTCAAGCATCTGGCGGTGCAACAACGGGAGGTTGTACAACTGCGGGGCACCTTGCGCCAACTGAAGAACGGCTTGGTACTGCACGATCTTCTGGGCCATTGTCGAGGCATTGGGGTCGCTGACCGGGATGACATCCACGTTGTCATAGTCAGACTTCTTAGCCCTGCGGCTCCCAACGTCTGGCTCGTAGTTGTACTCCTCGGGCGTATAGGCCGCGATGATATGTTTGAGAAGCCGAAGCTCCTGCTTCATGGAGTAGTGGATGCGTGCCTGAATGGCACTCATGGTCTTGAGCGTACGCTCCAAAATAGCAAGCGTCGTGCCAACCGGAGCTTGTCCGGACATATCGCTGATCTGAAGATCTGCTGTGTTGGCGAAGCGACGCCCCTCGTCGATGATCTGCCCAAGCAACTGGATGAGGGTCTGGCTTGGCTCCTTATATGGAAGCGGCAACAAGTTATCGCGGATGGTGCCACTTGGCACATCCACGTCACGCCACTCGCCCGGAGCGATGGGGGTGTCATCACCCTTGACTCGCAATCCACGGGCTTTGAACCCTCCCGGCAGGTTGGCCAGCGTGCCTGCATCAACAAGCTGCCTAATAAGAGAGGTGCCAGATTTGGCGAAAGCCCCGATCAGGTGGATCAGACCGAAACAGTAGAAGCCAAACCCCGGCACGTATCCGTAGTGCACAAAGTGTTGGCGGGGGGAATACATCTCATCGTCTGGTTCCCAGTTACGGCGAATCCCCAGAACGGTTTGGGTCCCTTTCTCGATGGTTACTATATAAGGAAGGGCGATGCCGGTTAGCTCCCCATCCTCCTTGTGCTCGTATCCTTTGAGGTCAAGGTGGACGTTCATCTCCAGAATCTTGAACCGATCATCAGAGTTCGCCCGGAACCCCATCTTCTCGGCAATCTTCTTCTCGACCTCATCCATCGTCATCTGGGGTTCCCCCAGATCCACATCCCGGTAGAAGCCAGCCACCTGCAAGCGACGTAGCTCGTTCTCAGTCTTGCGCATCACGTGAGTGATCCGCTCGGCTGCTTCTAAGTTAGAAGCCCCATATGGCACCACGAGATCATCAGAGGGCACATATATAGATACCTGACGCCCCAAGTGCGGATCAAAGTAGATCTTCTTGAAGGCATTACCTGACAGCCCCAGACCCCACAGCATGCGCTCATGCTCTGGCCGATACTCCTGCATCACATCCGTCAGTTGGTAGTTCATGTCATCTTGGACACGAATGGCCGCTTCTTTCTTGGCAGGGGTCTCTTTACCAACGATCTGGGTCTTGACCGGCCCCGCAGCGGGGAAGGTGCTCATCATTGTCTCGGACTGAAACTTGACCAAAGCCTCGGAGAGCAGCGGGTGATACACCCCGCATGCGCCCTCCCACGGCTCGGAGCGCTCCTCAATCTTCATCCCAAGCAGCTCCAACCCATCTACATAGGTCTGCATCCAGTCTTTGCGGGAGGCAATATCCGCGTCAAAGTCACCTAGCAATTCGGATGCAAGAGACTGCAACTCCTGCTCGTCCATAGATTCAGCCAGATTGGCATTGAAATCATCGTCTGTTTCTTGGCCCGGAGTTAGATCAATCTCCATCCCGTCGATACCAATCGACATAGATTCCGGGTTTTCAACTTCAATCTCAAGCATTGGGATGTCATCTTCCATGAGACTAGACATACCCTGCGGTGCAGCGTAGAGCGATTTTGCGATTGCCATGATGTGCCTTAAATAAGTTTCCAGCTACCTTCGGAGTAGTTATCTGGCATAGAAACACTACCACCTTGGGCAAACCAATTCCCTTCCCTGAGGCTCTCAAGAAACGTAGGTTTCATTCTTTCTGGTTGCCGTGTATGGGGAGGAAGATCTTTGGCGTCCAACCGTGTTTGACGCAGCCCAGTCAAGGCATCATACGTCTCACGTTGTGCCGGAGTGGTAAGAATATACTTGCGAACGTATGGATCTTCAGTCAACTTTTTGTTTTTTGCTTGCTCAAGAGCCGACAAGCTAGCAAGTTGTTCATATAAAAAGTTTTGTTTATCGGGCCGTTCCAACACCCCTTTTGAAAAATATCCAGTTTCTACGGCTGTTGGGTTCAAACCCCATTCTTTTTGCAAGTATGGTGCATGTTCTATCAATCTATTAACAACAAAAGCCCTACTAGATTTATAATTATGCAACGAATCAGTCATCTTATCCCACATGGAATTTAGTTTGGAAATATCCCCAAGTGACTGATTGGCCAATACATGCTCCATCTCATGCGCTCTTACATGAGTTGGATTGGGATCTCCGGGCTTATAGTTTTGCGCGGGGGCATACGCAGCATAACTTCTATTTGCGTTTCCTGCATCATCTTCAGGAGCCGTAATCCCAAACGTGTTTTTCCCCATGCGCGGATTAACAGCTTCTCCAACAAGACTGCTTGCCCCCATCTGCGTATACGGTTTTTCGCCGGGAATAGTTGCCTTCGTATCAAAATTTTTGGGGCTGTACCCCGAACGCTGCAACACATCCACTATGCCCTTGGGCAGTTTGGAAAATTCTTCATCCGTCATCAGTAATACTCCCGTTTGCGACGAAGAGAGGGTTTCTCATCTGGCTCATCTGTTTGGAGCCGAAGGAACCCACCACGCCGGTATCGTAGAAGTGCTTGTGACATGGAGTCCACCATGTCGTCGTGTTCACCGGATGGGAAGCTGGCGACTTCTTCAACCAACTCCTCGGCCCAGTGCGTATTAGGCACCCACACACGCCCGGATGCAAATATATCTGCAACGGCGTTCAAACGAGCAATCTTGTCGTTACCTTTGCTGGGAGTGAACTCTTGCACGGGTATGCCCATCGCTCGTAGCTCAAATATTAGAGGCGATCCCGCCGCTTTGGCCTCGACGATCAAACTGTCTGGTTCCCACTCCCTGAACTCTTCTTGTGCCCGTTTTTTAAGTTCGGGGAACTCCATACGCTTTTTGAACGCATTGAGCAGGATGATATTGGCCTGACTGATACCCGTATCATCATCTTGGTAGAAGATTCCCCATGTCGTACATGCCGAATAGTCAGCCCGTTCCGTCTTGAGGAAGGCGGTATCCCATGACTGGATCTTGAATTCGCAGTACGGAGGGTCATCATGCTCCCAAATCTGCCACCATTCCCGCTTAATAATGGCTGAAACGTCAGAAGTGGGGCTTTGCTGGTACTGCGCCTGCCATTTTGAGTTCGGAAGCTCCAATTTGAGGGCTTCCAACTCCTTCAACGACCAAAATTCGGGCCAAAGTGGCCTTCCAG